CAACTGAATCGGATTATTCTCGTATAACGTATGACCCGTCTCATAATCATAACCATAAAACTGTCCAGACACATCAATCTTCGGAAAATGCAACGGCTTATATCGAGCGCGAATTACCCGGTCATCAGTGATTTCGATATCCTTAAAAAACTTGACAACCCGATTATTCACAAAGTACAAGAATTCATCGGTCTTGCTGTAATCATATGATACCGTGCTATTCATTGAATTGTCATAGTATGTCTGATATTTTTCGAACGTACCCAAATCCACAAAGGGAATAAGCTGCACATAGGTCACAAGATTTTGATACCCAGAGGATAATTCTGTGCCTGAAAGATTGGCGAAAAATTTCTCAACATCAAAGATGTTATAGACACCATTGGCCGCAATTCCAGATTCACAATACCGTTTATCGATGATATCGGTAACCCGATCCCCTTCTGTGACAATGTTACAGTAATCAGGCGACCGTTCAATCGGAATGGCGGATACCGCAACCACATTTTCATCCGTGGGAATTTGTGCTAACCCTGTGTATAACGCATCACAGGCAATAATCATAAACGGCCCGTGCAATAGATGTTTGCACTTCGACACCGATACCGCTGGCCCTGAACCCGGCCCCGAAAAATCCCCAACATGCACAAACGTAAAGATGCGAGTCGGATGTGCAATCTTCAGATATGACATCACCTGTTCATGCTTATACCCAACAGCCACAACAAAATTTGTATCATCAGGAAATTGATCAATAATATGGGAAATAATTGCCTTTTCATGAACCGGCAGCAATGTCTTGTTAATCATATCGGCATAGATACCCATTCGGGTTCCAAGCCCAGCCGCCAATAAACATACCGTACGAGGGGTTGTCGTTGCCATATTATTGATGCTCCGTTTCAATATGTCCATGCGGACGATTCGTGTCATCCTGTACGCGAATGACATCATCAAGATGTGGGGTGGATGCTTCTAACATCACAATGCTGGTTCTCGCGCACATCCGATGAAGCGTCCGTGGTTCGAAATGCACACAGGTTTTTGGGAATAAACCGAGCGTTTCTAAATCTTCGGTCTTCACGTCGTCAATCGACACGTTAAAATTCTTTTGACGAACTAAATCTGCCGACCCCTGATACAAGAAGATTGTTTCTTCTTTCTGCGCGTGATATTGCAGGCTCGTCTTATGACCTTCATTGACTTCAATACGCTTCAATACATACGAACAATCTCGGTCAGTTAACCAAATTTCCTTACCCCATGGCTTTGTGACGACATGATGCCCGGTCGTGACGCAGGTCGCGGAAGGCGGTGTGTCTGGGTGTGTCGGAACTTGCACAATAAACAATTCAGCACCGTCAACGGATGTTAACGTCAACGCATAATTAATTGAACGAACAGTCATACCCGACGTAATAACGGCATCGCCAATCATAAATGAACCTGATGCACAATAAATGGTTCTGTCCACGGCCCCCTTCAACTTCAATTTACCAAACAAATGTTGTTGATAATACAAATACTCGACGTTCGCCAATACCTGCGTTTTGTGTTGCGGCACAATCATATTCTATTCCTTTACATTAAATTTTCTTGATGGTGGAGAACCCTCGATCCTTTGATACCATCATAACCGTGTTAAATTTATCCGTGAGTTGGTCAACCTTATGACTAATCACAAAGACGTTTGTGTCGGCGTCCATCGTTTCTAACAACCGCATGAAGTCATCGACTCCAGCCGAATCCAAGGATGAGTCAAAAATCTCATCGAAAATTAAAAGATTAGTATACACGCTATTCTTCAAACGCGCAATAGCTCTCCATGTTAATACTAACGCCAAATCAATCCGTCGTTTTTCACCATCCGAGAAGTTTTCATACGAAAATTCATCACGATACCGGCTCTTGATGCTTTCGTTAAACTGTTCGTCCAACGTAAATTGCACAGAAAAATTCATGGCGTGAAGATAATAATTCACCCACCCGTTAATGACTGGCAAATATTGCTGAATAATCTTGGTACGAATGCCGCTATCTTTCAGCAGACCAATGCACTGTTCGCATACAATCTTTTCATAATTGGCGTCATTCAAAGCTTGAGACGCTCGGACCATGTCATCCTGCGAATTTGTCGGCATCGCAGGAGGTGGTTCATATGTCTTCTGTATTTGCTCTTGCACATATTCAATTGAGGTTTCAGTGGTTGCGATAGAATCTTCAGTATAATTCTTCTCCGTTTGGATTTGATTCCACGTCGTTCTCGCATCACGAGCTTTTGTTAATTTGGTTTGTGTTAGGTCAACCAAATTTTTAGCTTCGTTTAATTTTGTGGTAGCCTCAACAACATCCTGTTGCGTTTGTTCAAGTTTTCCCTGCTTCAGCGTCGATTCAATCGTTTGCGTACACATTGGACAACTATCATGTTTTGAAAAAAACGCATGAGTATGTTGAAGCTGTTGCAGTTCCGTGTTGAACTTTGACACAAGCCCTACAGCTTTTGTATGTTTTTCTTCAAGCGGCTTCACGGAGAGAGCATGTTTCAACCACGCGTCACTACTATCGTTCAACTCCTGTAAGCGGGCCTGTAGCTCGATTAACCGGGTTTCATACGTGACGAGTTGCTGTTGAAGCGGCTGTCTCGTCTCTTCCTGCCGTCGATTCCAATTGTCGGTGTATTGCATCACCAAATCATGTTTTGATTTGGCTTGCGCATATGCACTTTGTGCTTGTTGGCACTCATCTTTCTTTTCTTGAAGTTTTTCTTTTGCCAATGTCTGCATGACAGAAAATACTTCAATATCCAACACGTCCTCTAATACTTCTCGACGTGCGGCTGGCGTGAGACGCATGAACGAGATATACGACGACGCCCCCAAAATAACCACTTGGGTAAATGCCTTATAGTTACATTTCAACACGTATTTTTCAAGATAATCTTGCATTTCTCCCGATGAAGGAAATTCTGGTACCGGGACGCCATTACAGATAATTTCAAATACATTTGGCTTGATACCTCTGCGAACAAGATAATTATTATTTTGGGTGGCGAATTCAACTTCAACGACCAGATTCTTTTCATTAATGCTGTTCACCAACGTCGGCTTATTGATATTTCGAAACGCCTTGCCATACAACCCAAAACATAAGGCATCAAGCACGGTTGTTTTACCAGCGCCGTTCGTGCCAATAATTAACGTGGTTGACGCGCCATCCAGTACATATTCATTCCATGCGTTACCCGTCGAAAGAAAATTTTTATATTTCACCTTTTTAAACAACAGCATAATTTAACTTCTCACTAACGTTTTGGATTGGTCAGACGCTTCTTGATATAATTCCGTCAACATGGATGACACGCTATTTTGGATATAGGTGTTTGACCACGGCAGACCCTGTACGTATTGTTGAATCAATGTCATGGTGTCATGCACAGCCAGCGAATCAAACTCTTCTGACGAATCAACAACGCCCCATGCGGTGTCATCCACAAAATGCATTTCATGCGCACCTAACGCCATAGCTGCATCCACAAACGATTCATACCACAACGGCTGCGTTTTCTTTCTGACCACAACCTTCACAATACGCCGTTCAACACCAGCGGTTTTCATCTCGTTCAATAGTTCAGTCACATACGATGACGAACCGTGCGAATCATCATAGATAAACGTAAAAAATAAATGATGTGGATTATTGACAAACTCTAGCGCATGGGTTTCTGGCGTCCACCAATGAAAGCCATGTTCAGTACCGTGGTCGGACCAGACCATTTCATACGGTGCCCCGAGATAAAAGATATTATCCCGTGACGACCGCATATGATAGTGCCCGCTCATCACCAACGGAAACCCTTTGAATAAACCTGTTTCCATACCGTGATTATTCATAAAGCCACGATACAACTCAAACCCGTTAAATTCAAAATGCCCAGCCACAACACTGCCTGTGAATTCCGTCACCGCTTGTATGACTTGCTCGATATTCTCATCGCAAATCCACGGCACCAATAGTGTATCGACACCATTGAATGGCACCACCGTAGCCTTCGTATAGGAACGAATGTTGTCGTATTCCTTGAACGCTTCGTGGCTTGATAGCTTCAGACTGTGCTTGAATGGTAAATCATGATTGCCCAAGACCCAGTGAATTTGAATATTTCGCTTTTCGGCTTCATCAAAAAAGACACGTTTCGCAAAGGACAGTGTCTGAAAATTAATTTGTTTTCGGCGGTCGGTGACATCACCTAAATGTAAAATTTCAGTGACATCACCTTCTGCGTCAATCGCAGGCCAGAACACGTCCGTATAAAATCGTTCTTGGATTTCATACAAAATAGCATGGTCTGACCTTACACCATAATGCGTGTCCGTAATAACTGGTGTGCGCTTCATGATTACTTAATCAACACAGACACCGATGCAGGACTGCGCGTCGGACCCCACACCGACAAATATTCATATTCATACCCAGTCTCAGTAATAAATTCATCAAATGCTTTAAATTCATGATCTCGATATGTTGGATATTGGATAAATTCATCAAATACAAGAACCGTCCCCGGAACAATGCGTGAACCAATCCATTCAAAAATCGTCTTGGTTGATGAATAGATATCACAATCAATATGGACGAGCCAGCATGGCTCTGGATGTTGTTCGGTAAACGATGGTAGCGTGTCGGCAAACAAACCATTTTCAAACCGAATGATGTTGTTATTGGTATTCAAAAAGAGTAACTCTGCTGGCGCATCACAAGCAAACGCGCCTTGAGCGCATAAATTATCCCAAGCCTCTGGCAAACCTTTAAACCAATCAAACCCATATAACGTCTTGTTGGTGATAGATGTTTCTGTATTAATCACATCATAAAATGTTCGAATGGATCTTCCCGACGCCACACCAAATTCTAAAAACAAACCATCTGTTAGAGTGGCCGCACGGACAGCTTTATTATAGTGGTCGTAATCGCTAGTAAAACGCTGAATGTCTTCGGTAGGTGCATTAATCATAATATTCGTCATCCTCTGTTTCTAATTCGTGTTCAAGTTCTTCAATCTCGCGTTCATCAAGACTGTGCGGTATCTCTTCGCCCAACAAATCGTCTGACGGCTCTTCATGTTCTTCATAGCTATCAACTTTCGATGCGCGTGGTTTCATTCGTTGTTCATATGTATGAATGAAATCATGAATGTTTTCATAATTCGTCCACGATGGGTCTTTAATATCATATGATTCACCTTGTGATGCTATATGATGCTCGCCAGCCATAGTCATCTTCAACGCATACTTATATTTCACATACATATTTTTCTTTTCTTTTTCAATACGTCTAATAAACGCGAAATGAATAATTTGTGTGAAATATGCGAAAGGATTCTGGCTTTTCTTCGGGTCAAAGTTATGAAGATATAAAATGCAATTTTCGAGTGCATCTGAAATCATATCTTCTTTGTATGTATAATTGAAAAAATTTGGTTTATTCGACAATTTGGTGGCGATCTGTAACAGACATTCACCGACATAATCCGGAATAGGCGGTTGCTCACCATTATCTAATGCCGCTTTGTAATCGGATAACACACGGAATAGTTCTTTGTTATCCACATAATGTTTCCCCGCCATTAGTTTGGCCGTCCTTTTGGTGTATAGGTTCGTAAAATCTCTTCGAATAATTCATTGGTCGGTTCGGATGTTTTGGCAACAGCCGCATTATTCGATAATTCTTTTGTGACATTCTGATATAATTTTTCATTATCGTATAAATTAACTGACCACGTCAAATATTCGCTGACCAGTAATGGTGATAAAAGAGCAACAGTTATCACCATTCCGCTTTCAATAAAATGCGCGTTATCATCGGTAAGTAACAACCACCGGCTAAACTTCGCCTTGATCTGTGTCATGCCAGAATCTCTGGACTCTTCTGCCTTAAATGTTAGCATTAAAGGATTGCAAATCAAGACACCATAATTTTCTCGATGACGATATGCCGTACAAATAATCTCATCGCCCGTTATAAATTTCACAACAACCGGAGATGAATTATATAGAGGCTTATACTCTATTAAATCTAATTTTTTAAAATCAATAATCATGCATGTTCCTTTACTTGGTGGGCAAATAACTCAACAGGGAAGGATTCCTGTTCATAAAATGATGAACGATGACCCCAATGTTTTATGCTATAGTTAGTATATTCGATATGATGCGCATCGTCAATGATGTCCATCACATAGACAATTTTCTTGGATGCATGAAGACGCAGCCCACGACCGATGCTTTGTAATACTCGGTAACGACTTTTGGAAGGTGACGCGAACACCACATGATGAATCCGTTTCACATTGACGCCTGTGGAAAATGTTCCGTCAATAGGACGCGATCAAAATCGCGTCCTTAACCACCTCTCTAGATATATTTGTTGGTTTCATAATTTCCTCATGTGTTATAGTATATCATAAAAAAAGGGGAAGGTAACATATACCTTCCCCCTCAACGTTTAATTAACGACCAGATTACTCAGGAAGAATCGTGTCGTCACTCGCGTCAGACGTAATCGATTTCATGGCAACAAGAGTCTCATATTGTACGCGATTGCCGAACGCCTTACGAAGCACCCAACCGGCTGATGTAACCTTCATCTGCTCCGTGGTGAGCGCAGCCGTAGCAGTCGCACCCGTGCCGCCGCCACCAAACGATACGGACGGGGCGCTCGTGTATCCGGTGCCATTCGCCGTAATAGTGACTGCGGCCACACCGAAGGAAAGGTCAAGCTTTAACCCGGTTCCTGAACCTCCGGTTGGAGTGTTATTAGCCAGCGTTGGCAATGCGGTATATGAACCCGCCGCATTAATTGACAAGGTCAACACACCACCGGTTGAATTTGTCGTCAAGATGTTGGCCTTAGCCGCAACGGTTGACGTGCCACCAGCAATGGTCACAACCTCACCATTTGCGTATGCGGAGCCGCCACCACCACCACCAAGGGCCACGGTCACAACTTTCGCCGTTGCCGTTGCCGTCGCATTAGTCGTCGCCGCACCAGCAAATGCGACGGTCGGTCGAACGGTAAACCCAGACCCCGGTGCTGTGACGGTTACCGCAGAAACGCCGCCCAATGAGTCTACCATTTCCGCAGGAGATACCCCAAAGGTGCCAACGGTCGCCCCTGTGATGAACGCACCCGATGTCACATTATTAAACAAGTTTGCTTGATTTTCTGTATTTGCGGTCTTATTGACATAAGCGGTCGCCCAGATTGGTGACGAATTTGCTCTATCAATTTTGCCCCATTGCTTTGACATAAAAGGTGCCCTCGTGAAAAAAGTTAACTACGGTAAAAAAAGTTCTACCCTTCATTATTTAGTATCCACGAATCGGCTACATCATCATCGGTTGTTATGTCTGACGCTGGTTTTGAATCACCATTTGTGAGCGGTACTAATTCTGTCGGCACACACCGCACGTATTTTTCACCAAATGTCAACAGAATATGCTCGGGCTGCTCTAGAAGATTGCGCACTCGCTCACGACTTTCAGCCGAGACACCGCCACTCACGTAGTACACAGGTCGCGTCCCCTGTACATGCGCCTTCATCTTTTCAAATAAGGGTTTCCCGTGTTTTTCCACAAAAGTAAACAGCACGAGAACGTTTCCGGGCAGTTGCCCTACAAAGTTCACCAGCCAATCCATACGTCCCGAATGCTGAATAAAATAATCAACCTCATCCCGATAATTGCGTTTATGTTCACGCACAAACCATCGTTCATAGTCGGAGTATTCCAAGACATGACCTTGAATTTTAATAGGGGTCAAATGCCCTATTTTTTGTAAATCAGCAGTCTTTGCAACACGATGGGCTGGCCCAAATGCGCCTTCAACCATTAATTTATTTGATTTCGCGTCATCCAATGTTCCAGTGACGCCAATCCGCACGGCGCAATCAGGCAACTTTCCCATGATATCTCGTAAGGATTCCGCCTTAAATAAATGTGCCTCATCACCAAAAATGGTCTGATACCGACTAAACCATTTCTCTGGTTGTTTGAAAATGGACTGCCATGTCGAAATGACGACAGGTTTTTCTGTATCTTTCGGTCGTCCCCCCATGATAATATGAACACTGTCATCAACCGTGTTCCAGCCGTAATCATACCAATCCTGCAACATTTGCGTAACCAAGGAAATATTTGGCACGACTAACAGTACCGGCCCGTGCGACATTCTGGCGCGAACCATATAATATAGCACAAGGCTTTTACCTGAAGCGGTGGGCGATAAAATCACACACCGTTGTTGATGTAGGGCATGTGTGATAGCGTCTTTCTGGTAGCTACGCACGTCGAACGGAACCGGATGGGCGTTGATCAATGCTTCGGTTTGCAAGGCCGTCCAGCCGCTTGTGGACGCAGGCAAACGGTTCTCTACAGAGTAGCCGCGTTTCTTCGCCCACGTCATGATCTTTTGCGCGAGTCCTGCGTAGATCAGTTTTGTTGTGCGGTTGTATAGCCGTATGTGTCCGTTCCACCCACGGCGAAACTTTTTCATGTATTGTGCGCCGGGAACCACAAAACTAAATTCATCGGATAATTCCCGCTCGATGGATTCTGGGCACCATACGTAACAATACGCTTGATTATAGGGAGCTATGACAATATCAGCGGTCACATCGATCCTTGGCTAAATTTAAGATATTCCACATACGTCTTAATAGAAAACCCACGATTACCGATAGTTTTAATAATATCTTCGATAAAATCCAGCTTCGTATTTTGCATTTCCAATTTCGTTTTTGCCGCAGCGAGTTCCGCATCACCAACGAGATATGCGTCGATTTCGGTACGGACCAGCCGCAAATGTTGAACGGGCCATCCGCGTCGTTCACGTTCAGCTTCATCCATGCGACCCAACAACCAATCAAACTTGGCCAGTCGCAGCACATCATAATCTTGCTTGATCATGAGGTAGCGTTGTTTTTCATTCGTGTAGATATTCCACCACTTACTATGAAGCGTGGGTATTTTGCGAAGTTCTTTATCGGGCTGTGACAGGTCTAACTCACTATCTACCGCCCATTCAGCATGAAGTTTGTCAAGAGTCATAAGACTCTATTATACCATAGTGACGATGGAAAAATAGTCGTATTCAAACGTCGCGGTTGAAATTAATGGAATGTTTGTATCAGTTGTGGTGGTGGAGAAACGAACCGTACCTAACTGTGTGATGTATAAGTTATGAAAGAGAAAACGCAACAGCGGCTTGCGGTCCACCCCAACAATAGTCAAGCCCGCCTCAGTTGAAGTTAATGCGTTGAACTGTTCGTTAACACGGGTCACAGGCCACGCAAATTCATAATGATCTTCCATAAACTGTGCCGTCAATTCTGAACGATCATGACCACCCGTCATGCCGTTTAGCCATGAATGCATCTCACGATGTGCGGTAAACTGTTCATCAATCATAAACGTCACCACCAGCGATTCATAATTCAACCGGTCGCCGGTATGATGCACGGCCAACCCCGGCGCAGCCATACGTGCAGGCGTACACATGATTCCGGGGAGGGTCACTTCTTGTAGTAAAAATGAGAGATGTGGCAACCGAGCAAACGTCATCACATGATTCATGGGTGACGCTGGGAACAAATTAAACGTGTTTGTGGTCGATGGTAATGGTGTAATCATAAATTATTCATGTTTCTTTGTAGGTTTTTCTGACGAACTGCGTTGCGATTTGGCTTTAGTCACGATGACGGCGTTTGAAGAAATCGCTTTATGCCCGGTGAGCTTTTGCACAGAAAATTCCCCACCTAAAATACCTCGGACATATTCCGCTAACTCGTTACCATCAAAGCCTTTTTGATAGACGCGAGTCGTTCCGGTTTTGGTTTTCTTCAACACCCACACAGAACGAGGTTCGTCACCTGTTTCAATGTTTTTAATCTTTTCAATATCCCCATTCCACGAACGAGAACTAATGATGGCATGACCACCGTTGGCTAAAACATGACCAATGTGTGCAACAACCTGTTCACGTAATTCGGGAATCAACACGTTCACGACATTTAAACAGACCACCGCATCATACGGACCCGTCACTTCGCTGGATGAATAATACGTGGGTTGGTATTTCGCCCGTTCAGCATGTGGCTCATATGATTCAATGGTAATGTCGGTGCCGAGTACCGACTGCATGGCAATGTGTCCCACGCCAAACCCCGAGCCATAATCTAGCACCGTAGCATGTTTGGACAACATCGGTTGCAGCAGCCGTGCGGTTTTTTTGTAACTGGAAATCGTTGACGCAGTTGGTGTCGTCTCGGACCCGGCTTGATGTTTAATGGTTTCGGTAAATTGAGAGAATGTTTTCATGATCATTCAGGAATAGTAGGTTTTCCAGATATCGCTCGACAACCCCAAATCAATAATCACCGGTCGTTCGGTATGAGTCTTGGGGTCCATGTAGATAGCCCAATTACGAATGCTTTGTAAATCTTGTATGCCGATTTGTTTCATGTCATAATTGCCAACGAACTCGGTAAAGTTTTTTGCAAGTTCTGACTCAGGATCAATGTCCTTATATGTCGTGGGAGAATACCCGCCATACATCGCATGTCGTTGTCCGCTTTCAAAAAATGCATACTGCATTAATTGCACCGGACTGCCGCCACACGCTTTCTTAAAATCTTTCAACGTCGCTTTTCGACCAAACTCCGTATGTATCCACGTCGGTTCTTCGTTCCGTTCATCATAATCAATACCGGGAATCGTTAATTCCAGATTATCCAAATACTGGTCATGAAAGAAAAACTGCACCTCATGTTCATTTTGCGCAATGCCTTTTTGATTCATCGCAATTTTTAAGACCGTATCTCGGCCTTCGTAGGGTATCTTAAATGCCACACGCGAACTTCCCTTACCGATTTGCTGGGCACGTTCTTTGGCATACTTGACACGTTTGGCAAATGGCACATGCGCGTCAAATATCTTTGCGTCCCATTCACTGGGAATGGGCATTTCTTCGAGCGACATTTCGGTGAGAAGTGTATCAATAATGCGTAGCATACAGAGTATTTATGGTTTCTGATATAACCAGACCGTCTGCCCC